TAGTGAAGACTCCCATTCTTGGCAGTGCGTATGTTGCCCGATCGGTTAATGCCGCGGACAACCGCATGGTTAATCTTTTTCCGGAAGCCGTGCCCGAGGCTGGGAAAGAGCCCGGTTTTTTGAATCGATGCCCTGGCTTGCGAATTGTTGCGACGGTTGGCAGCGGGCCTATTCGCGGGCTTTGGTCTCACTCCAATATTTTGTACGTTGTTTCCGGAACAGAGTTCTACAAGGTTACGACATCCTATGTAGCAACCAAAATTGGTGATGTTAGCGGCACTGGGCCCGTTAGCATGGCCGACAACGGTACTCAGTTGTTTATTGCTTGCAACGGTCCGTCTTACATCTACAACTACAGCACGTTGGCTTTTGGGCAAATTACCGATCCTGACTTTGCTGGCGCGGTAAACGTCGGCTACCTTGACGGGTACTTTGTGTTCAACGAGCCGAATAGCCAGCGCGTGTGGGTAACTGCCCTGCTGGACGGCACTTCCATTGATCCGCTGGAGTTTGCCTCGGCAGAGGGGTCTCCGGACGGGCTGGTGGCGCTTATCGTTGACCATCGTGAGGCGTGGCTGTTTGGCACCGACTCCACGGAGGTCTGGTACAACTCGGGCGATGCCGACTTCCCCCTGACCCGCATCCAAGGCGCTTTTAACGAGATTGGTTGCGTTGCGGCGTATTCCGTTGCCAAACTTGATAACGGCATTTTTTGGTTAGGAGCGGATGCTCGCGGGCAAGGCATCGTGTACCGCGCCAACGGCTACACCGGCCAGCGTGTCTCTACCCATGCAATTGAGTATGCGATTCAATCGTACTCCACGATTTCTGATGCGGTTGCCTATACCTACCAGCAAGAAGGCCATGCGTTTTATGTGCTGTGCTTTCCGACAGCGGGCAAGACGTGGGTTTATGACGTGTCGGTAGATGCCTGGCACGAACGAGCTGGGTTTTTGGCTGGAGATTTTGTACGTCACCGCGGGAACTGCCACGCTAATTACCAAGGCTTGCCTCACATTGGCGACTATGAAACCGGCACCGTTTACGTCTTTGACTTGTCAATTTTTACTGACGGTGGCGTAACTCAAAAGTGGCTTCGATCGTGGCGTGCGCTGCCTTCTGGCGCTAACAACTTGAAGCGTACCGTCCATCATTCCCTGCAATTGGATGCCGAAACTGGTGTTGGATTGACGGGAGAAGCGGTAGTTGGTGTTAATCCGCAAGTAATGTTGCGGTTTTCGGATGATGGCGGCCACACTTGGTCGAACGAGAAGTGGACCAGCTTAGGGGCTATTGGAACCTACGGCACTCGCGCAATTTGGCGCCGGCTTGGCATGACCACCAAACTGCGTGATCGCGTTTACGAGGTCAGCGGCACCGACCCGGTGAAGATTGTAATTCTAGGTGCCGAATTGGCGGTGGAAGGGACGAATGGTTAGCCCGACAAACATTCCCGCTCCTCGGGTGCCCATCTTTGATGAGCGCACCGGGCTGATGTCGCGGGAGTGGTTTCGGTTTTTCTCCAATCTGTACACCCAGGTTGGGGCATACGGAAACACCGCATCGATTCAGGATCTAGAGCTAAGTGCCAGTGGGCTAGCGGCAGACTCTTTGACGGAAGTGCAAAAGTCCTTGCAGGACTTGCAACTGTCCATTCTGCCTCAGACGGCCTCTACTGGCGGCACGACCTATTCCGTATTTACGTCAACCACAAACGGCCTTGCGCCGGCTTCAGGTGGCGGCACATCCAACTTCCTGCGGGCTGACGGCACTTGGGCGGTTCCGCCTGGCACTGGCGGCGGCATTACGGACGGCGACAAGGGCGACATTACGGTTTCCGGTGGCGCCACCGTCTGGACCGTGGATGCCGGCGTTATTACCAACGCCAAACTTGCCAACGTGTCTACGGCGACCTTCAAGGGGCGTACAACGGCCGGGTCCGGCTCGCCTGAAGATCTCACCGCCACACAAGCCACTGCGCTGTTAAACACGTTTACCAGTACCTTAAAAGGACTGGCGCCGGCTTCCGGAGGAGGCACGACAACGTTTTTGCGGGCGGACGGCACTTGGGCAGTGCCTAGCGGCGGCGGTGGTGGCACTACAGTCAATACCGGATCCGCTACCCTAGATTTTGGGGCAGCGCCCGGAAGCAACGAGGCTTCAGTTGCGGTAACCGGATTGACAACCATCCTTGCCACCAGCAAAGTGCAGGCATGGATTATGGGCGATGATACAAGCGTTGACCACACGGCATCCGACCACCGATACTTTCCGGCACTAGGTGCTTTGGCGGCGGGTACGCCAACTGCGGGAGTTGGATTTACTATTTACGGAAGATCGACCCAAAAACTGACCGGACAGTGGACAGTCAGATACCTGTGGGTTGACTAAGGAAAAAACATGGCACTTGATGTAGTTAATACGGGCAACCTTGATGCTGGCAGCAACATCAAGGTGGCTTTGTCTCAAGATCCCGTCTACACGGGCGGGGTTCGCATCTTCTCAGAAAACGACGCTGGAGATGTGACGGGAACTCCGTATCTTCAGCCGCCGGAAACCGACGATGACTACCGGTTGCGGATTGCTCCGGAGTGCGTGCTAGACGAAGAAACCTTCAACTACACCGCTCAGAACACCGGCAAGGCCGCATACCGCAATTCCACGATGACCATTTCGTGGATTGCGAACGGTATGCAGACAAATTCCACGTCAATTACCACGCTTGGCACTGGTGTTTCGTACAACACTTATGCATTTCATACGATGCATGGACTGGCTAACACCTATCTTTTGATGAATGCATCTTTCAACATCAGCACCTTTCCAACCAATACCACGCTTGATTTTGGCTGTTTTCTAAACGCCACAACGTATCCGTTTGGCCCAACTGACGGTGTTTATTTTCGTGTCACTTCTTCCGGACTTTTTGGCGTAATCAATTTTGCCGGAACGGAAACTACTATCGGTCCATTTGTATCGTCTTTTGGCGGTTCTAATTGGGCGCCGACTATTGGCGAAAAATACGGATTTTTGATTGCGGTTAGCGAAGCATACGTTGAGTTTTGGATTGACAACGTATTGATGGGAGAAATTCAAACTCCGCTGGCACAGGGCCAGCCGTTTCAGTCTGCCTCGCTTCCTGTTGCCATCCGTCAAATTCACGGCGGATCGGCGGCCTCTGCGGCCATGCAATTCTTGGTGTCCGACTACACCGTTTCCGTGGGCGGCCCCAACACCACCGATCGTTTGTCCGTTATAGGGAACCGAGTTTTTGGTTCTTATCAAGGTTTGTCGGGCGGCGTGATGGGATCGCTGGCAAACTATGCCAACAGCACCAACCCAACTTCTGCTGCTGGCTCCAATACGGCGCAGAACGTTCTTGGTTTGGGCGGCCAAGGCGCTATTAACGCTGCTGCGGCTGCCGCTACTGACTTCATCATGTGTTCGTACCAAAACCCTGCCGGCGCTATCAACGTGCAAGGCAGGCGACTGGTTGTTCGCGGCGTAAAAATTGATGCCGTCAACATGGGCGCTGCGGTTGCGACTACATCTACTACGATTGCTCTTTCTTTGGCGTTTGGGCATACGGCGGTATCGCTAGCCACTACCGAGGCCGCGGCTGCTAAGGCTCCTCGACGACTTCCGTTGGGGTTTATGTATTGGCCTGTCGGCGCTCCTATCGGCGCCAGTCCTAACGCAGGCGATATCTACATGAACTTTGACTCGCCAATCTATGTGAACCCTGGCGAACACATTGCAGCCACGATGAAATTTATCGCGGGTACGGCGACTGCATCTCAGTCGATTTGGTATCACGTCACGTTCGACTACGGTTGGGAGTAAATCATGCCTGTCGCACTTTCCCCTGTCGCTGGCGCTGGCTGGCAATTCTTGACGGATGGCGGCGATGTGCTGTCTGGCGGCCTGCTTTACGTTTACGCTGCCGGAACGACTACTCCAGTCACGTCCTATCAGGATTCTGCCGGATCGGTTCCTAACAGCAATCCTATCGTGTTGGATGCTGCTGGCCGAGTTTCTGCTCAGGTGTGGCTAACCACAGGCGCTGCGTACAAACTAGTCCTTAAGACCTCTGCGGCCGTCACTATTTGGACGATGGACAACCTGCGGGCCATTAATGACCCGGCGTCTGTGGCTTGGGCGTCGATTACCGGCAAACCAACAACGGTTGCGGGGTACGCCATTTCGGATGCCCTGACTACTAGCGCCGCTGCGTCCACCTACGCCCCGATTGCTAGCCCGTCTTTGACTGGTACGGCATCTGCCACAGACGAATCCGCCAACTCTTACAACATCGGTTGGCGCGATTGCCCGCAGAACTCCAAGACCGTCAGTTATCAACTAGTGCTGGCAGATCGCGGCAAACAGATTTTGATGAATGGCACGTCCTTGACGTTGACCATTCCCGCCAACGGCACGGTTGCGTTTCCAATCGGCACGACAATCATGGTTGTCAACACCAACTCAACCACGCTGTCCATTGCAATTACCACCGACACAATGACTCTTGCCAACAGTGTAACCACTGGCACTCGGACGCTTGCTCAAAATGGCATTGCAACCTTGGCCAAGGTGGGCGCTACTAGTTGGATTATTGCTGGGACGGGATTGACGTGACGGGCATTCTTGCTGGGTTGCCGAGCATCAAGAACGCGGTTCAGACCACGTTCGATTACACGACGCCTGGCACTGGCACGCTTACCATCCCCGGCGGGTTTACGACCCTGACTTTACAGGTCTGGGGCGCTGGAGGCGGCGGTGGGCGTGGCGCCACTTCGTCCGGCCTAAGCGGCGGCGGCGGCGGCGGCGGGGGCTACAGCAGAAGCAGTTTGACCGTCACGGGTGCGGGCGGCCAAACTATTCAATATACTGTGGGCACGGGAGGCGTCAGCAACGGCGGAACCGGCGGATTTTCCAACGCCTACGCTGGCACGTTCTCAATGACCACCATGACCGCAAACGGCGGGACTGGCGGCACATTGGCAGGCCAAACAAGCGGAAATGGAACCGGCGGAACGGCAAGCGGCGGCACTGCGGTCAACACTACGGGCAACGATGGCAGTAACGGAGTTGGCGGGGCTGGTATCGCCGGAGTTGGAAGTTTGACCGCAGGAGCGGGCGGAGACGGCGGAGAGAGCGGAAGCAACGACCCTCCTTTGCCGCCTGAGCCTCCAACAAATGGCGTGCCGGGGTCTGACGGTCGCGTAAGGTTTGTCTTCAGTTAAGGAGGCGGCAGTGGGACTTGTAATTACCGGATTGCTTCTTGCGGTGTTTTGTTTCCTCGCCTACAAGCTTTGGTATGTTCCCCGTGGAACATCTGGCTTGGGCGCAGCGCGTGACACTGAGTATCATCATACGGACAAGAAGTAATGGCCGTTACCCTCAAAGTTTTGATCCCGGCCAAAATTGCTGAGTCATCCCAGACTACGCAATACACGGCCTCGGGCGTCACGACCATCATCGACAAGTTTACCGCTACGAATTACAGCGGATCTACGGCCAACTTGTCTATCAATCTTGTCACCCAGTACGACAGCACTGGCAACCAGAACTTGATCGTCAAGACCAAGTCGCTGGCAGCTAATGAGACGTACACCTTTCCGGAGATTGTGGGGCACTACCTCGCGCCCGGCGGATACATTTCCACGCTGGCCGGCACTGGATCTGCCATCAACATCCGGTGCAGCGGACGGGAAGTCACCTGATGAGCCACAAGGAGTCACTGCTGGAGCATTTTGAGGGGCTGGAACTGCCTCCGGATGCGACGGCGTGGCTTCTGAACCTGTGGGATGTGATACAGGTGTTTGACGACCTGTACGACCGTGACGAGGTAGGTCGCACGGACATCCTCAAGACCTTGTGGCGGGTGCTGGTATCCATGCCTGCCAACCCGTTCTACAAGGCTCACGAACCGCATCTTTCGCCTGTGATTGCCAACGCTTTGTTCAAGTGGGAAGCGGCAAACAAGGTTGAAAGCGATGGAGCGCCCACGGAGGTTTCCTTTGTGTGGCGTGCTGCCTATTACGATGTTGTGATGATGGTCGTCGCGCTTTGTCATGGCCCCGACAAGGCACTTGAGATGGCTCACGTTGTCATGGGGCTGTACGGCGAGAAGTACGACGACTACCGGAAGGAGTTCTGACGATGCCTAATCCTGTTGCTGGTGTTGCTGCCGTAAAAGCGGGTGGCAGTCTCATTTCGGGTTCCAAGGCTTCCAAGGCCGCCAAGAAGGCTGCTGCTGCACAGGAGGCCGCACAACGCGAAGCCCTTGCCCTCCAGAGGGAAATGTTTGAGCGTCAGGTTGGCTTGCAGGAACCGTTCCGCCAAGCCGGTATTCTTTCGCAAAACGAACTTCTCCGACAGATGGGCCTTGGTGGCGATGCAACGTCTGCGGGTTACGGCAACCTTCTGCGGGACTTTGCTGCTTCGGATTATCAAGCAGACCCCGGCTACGCCTTCCGGTTGCAGGAAGGACTGAAGTCGCTGGATCGTCAGGCGGCGGCTCGTGGCGGACTCATCTCCGGCGGCGCATTGAAGGCGGCGCAGCGGTACGGGCAGGACTTGGCCTCGCAGGAGTTTCAGAACGCCTACAACCGCTACAACCAGAACCGATTGGCTCGGTACAACATGCTTACCGGCCAGCAGGGTGTCGGCGCTGAAGCGGTCAATGCTCTCGGTGGCGCTGCCCGAAACTACGCTGCCCAAGGCGGTCAGAACATTATTGGCGCAGGACAGGCTCGTGCTACCGGTTATCAGAATGCCGCTGCCGCACGCAACGCCATGCTGGGCAACTTGACCGACATCGGAGCAAACTTCATTGGTGGCATAGGCGGCGGGTCGCCCGGTTCTT